TTCTATTACTGAAAATATTTTACCTCATAGCTATAGATCAGGTGATCAAGGAGGAGTAATTAATTTTTTAATTAAAGGAGTTTCCCATAAGATTGATAATAACAAATGGACCACTGATATTGAATCCCTCAGTGTAAGTGCAATGCCCGTAAGTTAATAATATGCCTTACTATCCTAAAAATAAAATCCAAACAAATTTATATTCCAACGGAGAGGACCTTGTTAATGCTAACTCTTTAGCTTCTTACATTGGTTATTACTACAAATTATCAAATGGGAAAATGTATATAGGAAAAAATGCTAATTCTCAACGCTACCCCGAAGAATTAATCTTTTTTACCCCACCCGAAGATGAAGAATCTACCAAAATAATTAATAATATTACCTATAGTGATACAAATGTTAAAAACACCATAGTAAGTACATATGTTGGTAACCTAGAAAATGAACCCCAACGCCAATTAATCCCAGTTCCCTATTACTGTAATCCTAAAGAAAAAGACTATCAACGAGGGTATATTACTAGATATTTTGCAAAACAAATAAATAATTATTCCTTTATTGAAATTGATGAAACAACTTATAAAAAATTAAATTCAAAAAATAGTGAATACCTTTGGGAGTTATATTATGTAACTAAAATACCTTGGCAGATAAGGGGTAAAGCAACTAATGTGTATAAAACAAATGAAAATATAGTATTTATTCAAGAAAAAAATAATTTTAAAGGTTTATCTCAATTTCTAAGAAAAAACTATGTTAAATATTATATAGGTGAAGAATTCCATGTAATGTCTGATGGTAGAATAATGGAAGGAAAAACACACAAAGAATATAAAAAATTAGATTCTGAAAAATTATCTAAAAAATTATCAACTGAAGTAGATCTTCCTACTTCAAATTCTTCAAACAATACAAATAGAGGAGGATATTAAAAACAAAGTTGGAAACCGTAAATATCTTCATTATATTGGGGCTTAAATCGGTTACAAATGTATTGGCTCGTAGAGACAGAAGAACAAATAAAATACTTAATTAGTAGACAATTTAGGGATGCTTTTATAGAAGTAATATCTCTAAATGATAATATTCATCCTGCTAACAATGATGTTTCTCTAGTTTATTTTAAACCGTTTGTTGAGCCAAAAGGCTTTATGTTATGTATTACGCATAGCGAGTGTTTAGGCGTAAGTAAAACGCTAGTAAATGAGTTACTAACACAAACAAATTCATTATGGACACGAGATAAAAAATCAACATTATTTTATTTTCAAATTCAAAGCTTGCTCGACGTATCCGCAATTATTCCTCCGTATATACAAGATAAAACACAAGCTCACCACATATTATACCAAAGATATCCAAATAAAAAAGATATCAACACAATAATTCCAATAGTAAAACATTATGAGACTTGTCAATTGATATACGATAATGTAAAACATGGATTTGAAGAGGAGAGACCACCATATTTCGATTTTTATAATAAGTGGGCACCATTAGCATTTTTTGGATTGGAGAAGAATGGAATTAAAATAAATAAAGATGAATTTGAAAAACACTTCCATCCAGTTGACGACGAATTTGTATACACATCATATAACTACAATACACTAACGACTAGACCATCTAATAAATTTGGGGGAGTTAATTATGCTGCTCTTAATAAAGAAAATGGTTGTAGAAAAAGTTTTATACCTAGAAATGATGGATTTGTAGAGTACGACATATCCGCTTATCACCCCACTTTAGCAGCTAAATTGGTAGATTATGATTTCGGTGAGGGAGACATTCATCAAGCATTTGCCGAAATGTATGGTGTAGAGTATAAGAAAGCAAAGGAATTAACCTTTAAACAATTATACGGAGGAGTATTTGATAATTATAAAGACCTTCCATTCTTTAAGAAAACAAGCGTATATATTGAGGATAACTGGAAGAAATTCAATGAGGTGGGGTATGTGGAAGTTCCAACCTCTGGGTATAGGTTTTATAAGTCAAAATTAGATGATATGAACCCACAAAAGTTGTTTAATTATGTGCTTCAAAACTTGGAGACCGCAACTAATGTTTGTATATTGATGGGGTTGCATAAATTGCTACGTGGTAAAAATACTAAATTAGTATTGTATACTTACGATAGTTTTTTATTCGATTTAGATAAAGAAGAAAAATTAGAAATAGAAATAGAAAAGATATTTAAGAAATATCAAGTTAATGTTAAAAACAGTTATGGAGACAACTACGATTTTACCAGTTAGTGCTAATATGTATAAGGGATACGATTTTGATAGACCCCTAAATATAGCAGATTTGAATAATAAGTTATTTTGTACATTTGTTGATGAGGAATTCATTGATGAAAAGATACAATCCATTTCCCAGTCCTATAGTATAATGTATAATAAAATGTTTGTCCTTTTTATTAAAAGTACAGGCGAATATGTTATTACATATAATGTAGACCAAGGAAATGTTGATACGATCCCCGAAAATACAATATTGGTACATAGAAAAAAAGATACCAATACTCTTTACACAATTAATGCGTTGAACACTTTAATTAAGTCCCTTAATGGAGGTGTGGTAGATCCTAAATTTAGGGTTGATTGGAAGCATTATCGAAATTGTGTACTCTTAACCCAACAAAATGATATTAGACAATTAAATACAAAAGTTCACAAGATTATTGAATTGTAATTTGGTTGCCCCAATTTAGTTTCGTATATTTAGTTACATTAATAAAAACAGTTATAAAACATGGATTTAAAAGAAATCAAAAGCCGTTTGAATTCACTTCAAACAAAATCAAGCCCATCTGGGGGACGAAAGAATATTTTCTGGAGACCCGAAGTTGGAAAACAAGTAGTACGTGTTGTACCTAATAAGTTCAACAAATCAAACCCATTTACTGAAGCATTCTTCTATTATGGTATCGGTCAACGAGTAATGATCTCCCCAACTAATTTTGGTGAATCAGATCCTATTGCTGAGTTTGCTAAACAACTACGTCAAACTAGTGATCGTGATAATTGGCGTTTAGCTAAGAAACTCGATGCTAAAATGCGTATTTTTGCACCTGTAATTGTTCGTGGACAAGAAGATGAAGGTGTTAAATTATGGCAATTTGGAAAAGAAATGTATATGGATTTCTTGAACTTAGCCGATAATGAAGATGTAGGTGATTTTACAGATGTAGCTATAGGTCGTGACATTACTATTAGTACTGTAGGTCCGGAAACAACAGGTACAGCTTACAACAAATCATCTATTATGCCTAAAGTAACTCAAACACCATTAGATAAAGATGCTGATCGAGTTCAAGAATGGTTAGATGAACAACCAAACCCGTTGGAGGTATTTAAGCGTTATTCATTTGATGAAATGAAAAAATCACTTCAAGAATGGTTAGCTCCTGAAGATGAAGCCCAAGAAGGTGACATCATTGATGATGAAAAAGAAGCAGCTCCTATTACACCTGCTCCTCAGAAAAATTACTCAGTTAAAGGAACACCTAAAACTAGTAAAGCTGAGAAATTTGACTCAATGTTTGAAGACGACGATTTACCATTTTAATTAAAAAACAGAAATAGTTATGCCAAGAGGAAAAAAGAGCGCGTCTCTAACGGCCGCAGTCTCCAAAGAACTTAAAAAAGGTTTCGATCTTAATAAGTTTAAGGAAAAAAAGATGCTTAACAATAGCGTTAAGTTCAAACCACAACAGTGGATCCCTCTTTCATCGGCATTTCAAGAAGTAACAAGTGTGCCCGGTATTCCAACCGGGCATATTGTTCTCCTTAGAGGCCATAGTGACACAGGTAAAACAACCGCTTTAATTGAAGCAGCTGTTAATGCCCAAAAATCAGGTATTTTACCTGTTTTTATTGTTACTGAGATGAAATGGAATTGGGAACATGCAAAGCAGATGGGATTAGAATTTGAAGAAATTGCTGACCCAGAAACTGGTGAAATCATTAATTATGAAGGTAACTTTATCTATGTTGATAGAGAAAATCTAAATACTATTGAAGATGTAGCTGGTTTTATTTTAGACTTAATGGATGAACAGAAAAAAGGTAATTTACCTTATGATTTATGTTTCTTCTGGGATTCGATTGGTTCAATTCCTTGTGAAATGTCCATTAAATCTAATAAGAATAACAACGAATGGAATGCAGGTGCTATGTCTACTCAGTTTAGCAATAATGTAAACCAAAAAGTAGTAATGTCTCGTAAAGAATCATCACCATATACTAATACATTAGTTTGTGTTAATAAAGTATGGGCTGCTAAAGCAGAAATGCCTATGGGTAAGCCAAAGATGATGAATAAAGGCGGTTTTGCTATGTGGTATGATGCTACATTCGTAGTTACATTTGGTAATATAGCAAATGCGGGTACTAATAAAATTAAAGCGGTTAAAGACGGTAAACAAGTAGAATTTGCTAAACGTACTAACCTCCAGATTGATAAAAACCACATTAATGGTATTACTACAAGAGGTAAAATTATTATGACACCTCATGGTTTTATTGAGGATAATGAAAAAGCCCTTAAAGGTTATAAATCTGATCAAGTAGAAGAGTGGAGTAGAATATTAGGAGGAACTGATTTTGATATTTTTGAAGAAGAATCATCAGAAGCACCTACTAATATATTTGCACAAGAACCTGAATAAATGTGTGTAGGGAGTTGGCTTAGCCATCTCCCTATATTATATTCCCATCAAATAAAAAGTTATGAAACAAAAAGATTACCTAAAACTTCTCAATAATATTGTTGAAGAAGGAGAAGCACCAACCCAAAACGAGCATGATCGTGTATTACTAATAGATGGATTAAATCTATTTTTTAGGAATTTTGCTATGATGAATATCGTTAATCAAGATGGGGTTCATATTGGAGGATTAGGTGGTTTTCTTCGTTCATTAGGATCTTTAATTAACCAAATTCAACCTACAGCAGTTTATGTAGTGTTCGATGGAGTTGGATCTGCTAACAATAGAAAAAATGTTAATCCTGATTATAAAAAAGATAGACATACTTCCCGTATTACAAACTGGGAAATATTTGATGATTTAGATGATGAACATAATTCAAAAATAGATCAAATTGTTCGTTTAGTTCACTATTTAAAATGTCTTCCTGTTAGAACAGTATCAATAGATAAAGCAGAAGCCGATGATATTATTGCTCATTATGCTAAATACCTACCTCAAGAATATGATTCAAAATGTATCATAGTATCTAGTGATAAGGATTTCTTACAATTAGTAAATGACAATGTAACAGTTTATAGACCTATGGAAAAGGTATTCTATCAACAAGATACCTTAGAAAATAAATTTGGTGTACTATCAGAAAATTTCATACTATACAAAACATTACTAGGGGATGCTTCCGATAAAATTAAAGGTATTAAAGGTTTAGGTGAAAAAGGATTATTTAAGAAATTCCCTGAATTAAATGAACGTCCATTAACTATGGATGACATTTATAATATATCCGAAGAAAAACTTGAGGATCATGTAGTGTACGCACGTATCATAAATGAATTTGATCGTCTAGAAAACAATTATAAATTAATGGATTTAGAAAACCCATTATTAGATGACCAAGATAAATCAGATCTTGAAGAATATACTAAGTTACCTACTCCAACTTTGAGTCCCGATTCTTTTTTACGAATTTACAATGAAGATGGAATAGGCAAAATGATACGTAATGTTGATTTTTGGTTAAAAGATATATTTAAAGTATTAAACAGTTTTACAAATAAATAAGTTATGACATTAGTTAACCTTTCACAATATGGTCCTGCTTTCCAAGTTAAAGTATTATCATCATTGTTAACACATAAACAGTTCCTTGTAAATATCTATGATATTATAAGTGAAGATTACTGGGATAATCAAGCCCATAAATGGATTATTAAAGAAATAATGAAGAGTTATGATAAATATCATACTGTTCCCTCTATGGATGTTCTTAAAGTTGAACTTAAAAAAATAGATAATGAAGTTCTTCAAGTATCTATTAAAGAACAACTTAGAGCCGCTTATGAAGCCTCAGAAGAAGATTTAGAGTATGTTCAAGAAGAATTTTCAAATTTTTGTAAAAACCAACAACTAAAAAAAGCGTTGTTAACGAGTGTAGATTTCCTTAATGCCGGAGATTATGATTCAATTAGACAAATGATTGACAACGCGTTAAAAGCGGGTAACGACAAGAATGTTGGTCATGAGTATGCTAAAGATGTTGAATCTAGATATAGGGAAGATGATAGAGTTCCTATTCCATCTCCTTGGACTAAAATCAATGATTTACTCCAGGGCGGTCTTGGAGGAGGTGATTTTGGTCTTATATTTGGTAATCCTGGGGGTGGTAAATCATGGTCATTAGTTGCTTTAGGTGGTTACGCTGTAAAATTAGGATATAATGTATTACACTATACTTTAGAATTAGGTGAAAATTATGTAGGTAAAAGATATGATGCTTTTTTCACAAATATTCCTGTAAACACAATTCACCAACATCAACTTAAAGTAAGTGAAGCTATTGATACATTAGAAGGTCAATTAATCATTAAAGAATTCCCACCAGGTCAAGCAACAATTCATACAGTAAAATCCCATATTCAAAAAGTAACAGATCAAGGAATGAAACCAGATTTGATAATTATTGATTATGTTGACCTCTTAGGGACAAAAAAGAAAACTTCTGATCGTAAGGGAGAAATTGATGATATTTATATAAGCACTAAAGGACTTGCTCGCGAGTTAAATATACCTATCTGGTCGGTTTCCCAAGTAAATAGAGCGGGGGCTAAAGATAATATTGTAGAAGGAGATAAAGCAGCAGGATCATATGATAAAATTATGATCACTGATGTATGTATTTCCCTTTCTAGACAGCGTAAAGATAAAGTTGATGGTACAGGACGTTTCCATATTATGAAAAATAGGTATGGAATGGATGGTATGACTTATAGTGTAAAGGCAGATACTTCAACAGGTCATTTTGAAGTTTCTGACCATATAGAAATGGATGAGGAAGGCTCAATGGCTGAAACTCGCACAGTTACAGATTATGACAGTGATGTCAAAAAAGATCTATTTAAGAAGTTTAATGAATTAAAACCATTTGAATTAAAAACACATGAGTAATTTACTACAAGAAAGAGTTGTATACAAGCCATTCGAGTATCAAGAAGCTGCCGATTTTTGGTTAAAACAACAACAAGCACATTGGTTACACACAGAAGTCCCAATGATGTCCGACCTAAATGATTGGAATTCAAACCTATCAGAAACAGAAAAAAATATTATAGGGTCTATCCTTAAAGGATTTGCCCAAACAGAAACAGTTGTAAATGATTATTGGTCAGGATTAGTAACCAAATGGTTTAGAAAACCAGAAGTTATAATGATGGCTACAACATTCGGTGCGTTTGAAACAATACATGCTGAAGCTTATTCACTATTAAATGAAACACTTGGACTTGAAAATTTCGCTGAATTTATGGAAGATGAGGCTACGATGGCTAAAATTGAAAATCTTACTACTATTAGGGATAGTTTTAATGGTGAAAAAGATATTCATGAAATCGCTAAATCACTCGCTATATTCTCAGCATTTACCGAGGGAGTTAATTTATTCTCTTCCTTCGCCGTTCTCTTATCTTTCAAAATGCGAAACAAGCTTAAGGGAGTGGGTCAAATTGTTGAATGGTCTATTAGAGACGAATCACTTCATTCCGAAGCAGGATGCTGGTTATTTAGAACACTTATCAAAGAGAATCCTGAACTCAAAACTCCAGAACTTGAAGCAGCAATAAATGAAGCTGCATTATTATCTTTACAACTTGAATTAGATTTTATTCGTAAATGTTATGAGTTAGGTGATTTAGAAGGTTGTTCACAATATGATTTAGAGAATTTTATTAAAAATAGAATCAATACTAAATTAGGTGATCTTGGATACCCAGGAATTATTTCAGACATTGACGTAACAGCAGTTGAAAGAATGAAATGGTTTGATGCTTTATCAGCTGGAAAACAACATACTGATTTCTTTGCAAATAGAGTAACAAATTACAGTAAAGGAAATATGAATTGGGATGAAAGTATATTTTAATTATGGATAATAACAGTTTAATAGCAGATTACTCCCAATGGGAAAGAGGTAAAGATTATCCTGATTATATGGATGAAGTAGCTTTATCTACAATAAGTAAAGGGTATTTAATGCCTGGGGAAACTCCCCGTAAAGCGTATAGACGCGTAGCTAATGCTGTAGCTGATAG